TACAGCCGCCTGCGCCACGCTTTTGGCTGCGTTTACTACCCATTGCAAGCCTCGTTTAATACCATTCACCAAACCACGCATTAAATCCATACCAGCATTTAAGAACTTGCCAACAAAACTTCTGACCTTACCTACTGCTCTACTCATACCATTCGCTACTTGACTAACTACACGTACAAAACCACTAATAACATTTTGAACAAACCTAGCCATTGCATTTGCTATTGAAGATACCCACTGACTAGCTTTTGAAATAATATATCCCAATGCTTGTGCCATCTTAGAAGCTATCGTTGTTACTACTCTGCTGAACCAACTCGAAATACTACTCCATATTCTCGAAACAAAGCCGGTTATGGTACTCCATATCTGAGACCAACTTGTGCCGAACAATGATAACGTTCTATCCATAACATCTGTCAAGAATCCAATAATAGAATTCCAAACAGATTGTATATGTTCCCAAATAGTATCGAGTACATTTGAAACAGTTGTTTTGATTGTTTCCCACGCGCCTGAGAGGTCGCCAGTAAGAAATTGAATTAAAGCGGTGAATATCCCTACAATAATTTGAACGGCTACAGATATGATTGTACCTATTGTTTTAAAAGCAATAGTTATCAATGTCCACAGTCCTTGAACTGCGTTCATCACACCGACAATAGCATTTTTAACTAAGTCTCCTAGAACGGACATAAAGATATCACCTAATGTTTCTAGTATCGGTATAATCGGTTGTATAGTTTCTTGAACCTTATTCCACAAATCGGTTAACCAACCTACAATCTTTTCTATAGCTCCAGACACAGCTTCTTTTACACTTTCCCATGCAGTGGTTACGGTTTTTTGGAATCCTTCGTTTGTTTTCCACAAATAAATAAGCCCTGCAACAAAACCAGCAATTACACCCACAACTGCTAAAATAGGCCAGGAAATCGATGTAATAGCACCTGCTAGCAACGCAAAACCACCTTGTAAAAGTGGTAGAACAGCTCTAATAAGATTCATAGGATTTAACAAGAACTTAAAAGCACCTCTTAATACATTAAACGCACCACTTAATAACCGGCTGTTTTTAGCGAAATTTTGTATCTTTCTACCGATATCTAGTAATGTTATGCCAAATACATTACTTAACACTGCGCCTACTGCAATAATAGGTGCCATCATAGCCCAAAATGCACCACCAAGAATAGCAAGAACACCTATAAATTTAGCTACACCTGGATGCGCTTCAAAAAGTTTAGCTATGAATCCTGCTAAAGTTGTAATGAATTCTAATAACTTACTAGCTATTGGCGCCATTGCAGTACCAAATGCCACCAAAGCTTTTACTATGTTCCCGATTAATTGCATAATCGTTGGTCCGTTATCTTGAACATATTTAATAAAGTCTTTAAAACCTTGCGATTTACCGATTTCCTCTGACCACTTTTTAAATTTATCCGTCAATTTAACCAACCAATCAAAAATGTTCGAACTGTTTTGACCAAATGCAATCATCAAATTACCAATACCCTTAAAAACATTTCCAAATATCTTACCTATCTTAGGTAAATTTGTTTTGGTATATTCAATAAATGATTTGATAGCATTTTGTCCTGCGACACTGTTCGCCCAATCTTGGAAGGCTATAGACATGTTTTGTAGACCTTGTGACACAAATTTAAACAACGGCATCATTTGAGTGAATACATTGACTAACCCATCACCAAATCGTCCTGCAGCATTTAACAAGTCGCCAAATACCGCACCGCCTATTCCATTTAATGATTCAAACGCTTTTTTAGCTGTATTAGATGTTTTAACCCATTCTTCAAACTTACGTACATTCGCTTCAACTAACATTGACGCTTCAGACAAGAAGGGTTTCATTTGAGTTAATGCGCTTGTAACACCTCTTAAACCCGCTGACATAGCATTGAATATTTTAGATTGATTTTCTTTAACAATACCTTGCCATGTGTCTTTTAATTGATCACTGGCTTTTCTGAAATCTTGCACCTCTTTTGTAACTGCTAGCGTACCGTCTTCCACCATTTTAAGTGCGCTAATTGCCATTGCGCCGAAACCAACTGCTCCAACACCTGCTACAGAAAACGCACCAGCTAAACCTAAAACGCCACCACCTAACACTCCGACTGCGTTAAGTACTGCCATGATTGCAGGGACTAAACCAGCAATCACTGGTATCAACGCTTGTATACTAGCAATCATCAAGCCTTTAACTTGTTGTGCAAAGATAGTACCAAATGTACGAATGTTAGATGCGATACTATCCATCTTTGATTGATATTCTTCTAGCGCTCTTTTACCAGCAGTCATTGCTATTTGCATTTTGGACATACCTTTTGTATCAAAATTTAACTTGATAGTATGTTTACGCCAACTTGCTAACAACGCTTTTGATTTGGCTATAGTACGCTTTAACGCGCTAGAATCTCCGTCAATTTTCACTTTCTTATTTTTGATGTTCACTAACTCTGATTTGATAAAAGTGATTACTCTTTTAGCTCTGCTAGCGTCGGCATCAATATTGACAGTGTGCTCACGCCATCGTTGTGCCATAGATTTAGCACGCGTTAATTCACGTTGGTACGATCTAATATTCGCATTAACTTTTGTTTCAATTTCATTAGGAACCGCTGTCTTGGCTAAACGTTGTGCCTTTCGTACATTGCTTTGAAAGTCTTTGATGATAGCATTTATGCGTGCCATGAAATTTTTATGCATGTTTATCCCCCTCTCTGACTAGTATTTAAGCTATTAATAAATCTTCGAGTGCCTCGTTTATGCAGCTCTCTAATACGTTTATTTTTAGCTAATTGACGTTGCTTCATTCGATGATATTCATCTTCCCGACCACTAACGATATAATGTTCCTTTTCTATCTGCTTAGCGAAACGCTTAAGTGATTTACCGGCTTGAGCCACCGTATTGTATTGCGCACCGTGTAAGAGAGTTTCACGTTGGTCAATTAATGCTTGCTTAGCACCAATAACCCAATCATTCCATTCAATCGGCATCATACTCATAAGTGTATCGTTATCAACAAAACCTATATATCTACTGGTCATCTGTCTTACTTTTGAATAGTCTAGTAAGGTAGTGAGCCCATGATTTCCTTGTAATTCTCTTTCATCATCTCGATACCATTCTTCGTGTTTTCTTTCTCTTCCTCTTTCACCAACGATGGTGCTTTGTTCATTTGCATCCAGTATGCACGTGACTCTTGCTTGAAAAAACCACTATTATTTAGAACGTCTAACGCACCTTGTAATAATCCTAACGTGTCATTTTCTTCTTCAATGACAGCCATAATGGCGTTTTCAATATCTTTTCTTTTCGGCGTATCATTTATCATATATGCCGTTGCACATTCCCAAAAATCAACAATAGATATTGTTTTACGCTCAAGTAAGTTGTTGTATAGATTTCTAAATCCTGAAATCTTTTCTTTCGTTCCTTCTTTGTCTGCTTCACTAGCAAATTTTTCCGCTTTAATATCAAACATAAACGTTGCTTTCGCTTGGACTTCTTTACCATCAATTGTTAATGCTGTAATAGGGTTAAATTTTGTTTCAGTCATTTTATATACCTCTTTTATTGTTAATTTTTATATAAATAGAGGGCCTAAGCCCTCGTTAATTACATTTCTAAACTGCCAGAGCCCTTTTTAGTACGATCTTCAAAGCTACCTTCATACTCGCCCATGTTTTCCCATTCAACAGTAGTTCCTGCCGCACTAGGATTAAGCCATTCAGGTGGCAAATTATCGACATCACCGTCAGCGCTGTTAAATTTAACTTTCGCTGTAATCTCAATCGTGTTATCTTCGTCATCAAATGACCATTCATGCTCTTCAATAACTACATAAGCAAACGTTCCGTGATGTTTGCCTTCACGTTTTTTAGTTTCCCAAATCCAGATACGCAACTGCTTAAAATGCTTAACAGACTCTTTTAATGCTAATTGCCCTTTGTCTCCAGGAACAGCATCTACGGTTAATTTAATCTCTTCTTCAACAGAGTTACGGCTATAATCTTTTTTACCGCCTTGAATCATCTCTGCAAGATCGTTACTGATTGTGTGACCACCCTCAGATAAGCTAGCAAGTAATGTAGCTTCTTCAATAGTTAGCTTTTTAGCTAAATCTTTGTCAGCAATCTGAATAGCAACAATATATTTACTTTGCATTCGTTACACTCCTTTGTAATGTGTTGTGTCTGTATTTAAAAAGAAGCCGAATGATACCGTGTTTAGTGTATTGATCTACGTCAATAATCACTTCTTGAGTATCAATCCGACTTCTAATGAATGAATAATGTTCAATTTCTATTTCGCTGTTCAATACAAACCCTAGAAACTGAATAATTTGCGATGCCTCATCTCTATTACGCGTTTGACTATAAACATGTAATGTGATGCCAACATCTTCGACCATGCTCGTGGTCGTTTCTTTGTTAGTGACGTTTGTTTCACCCACAACAATATATGGGTAAACAGCGTCTTTCTGAACGCAATCAAAAACCCTACCGCCTAATTGTTTTTGGATGATAAGGTTACTTTTTAATTTGTTATATACTTTATTAAATAAGTACCGTTCAACTGATACCCACATATCTTAACCACCTTATGAAAAATACTTATTGAAGTATGCTCGTCCTGCATCTATTGCTGGCTCCCAAAAAGGTTGAGCGTGTTGCCCTTTAGTAGTATGCCACTTACCGTTAGCGTCTTTGTATGACCACGGTATTTTTTTGGCACGACTTCCACCAGGACCAACAGAATATATACCTGTACCATAGTTTACGTACAATGCATATTCACTACCAATGTTAATAACACCAGTAAAACCGCCGTCTTTAAAGTCCATTGATACACTTTCTCTAAGATATCCGGTATCAACTGGCATTAATGAAATGATTGTATTGTGAATTTTAGCAGTAGTCTTCGCTATACCTCGTTTGACCCATCGCTCCATGTCTCGCTCGTAATTTTCCAACTCTTTTACTAAGTCCCAATTACCATACTTAACCTTTGCCAATAGGTCGTACCCTCAATCTAGTTAAATTGATTTCGTGTTGTCCGCCTTGGTCGACCGATTCGCCTACAACTTCGTACGTTTTACCCTCGTAATTAAATAAAGTTTTGTTTGTTATTGGTATGTGGTACGGCGTATATAAGTTGCGGTCAAAGTCTTTGCTCATTTGATGAAATTTGAGTGTTTCACTTGATGTAGGTGTGTCCATAAACCCTTTAATTGTTTCGTTGCTTTTAAAACGCTCGTATTCTTTAGGATGTGTTCCTACAACTTCGACCTCTCCAATTTCAATTGTGTGCGGAAACTCATCAAACGGATTAAACATATCGCTTGCCCCAACTTAACTTACGATAAGGTAATAGATAAGCGTAAGCACTACTAGGTATGTCGGTTACATAGGTATAACTCACAGTACCCATCGTGCGCGCTGAGATATTGCCGGTTGTACCAAACTTGATACATTCAGCAATAAACTTCTTAACGCCCGACGGCACTGCTTTGTCATCAAACTTCTGATTACAATAATCTTCTGCAACACTTTTATATTCTTCAATAAGATATTCGATTTGCTCATCGTTAGACGAATCATTGAGTGAAAGTCCATTAATCATTTTGACGTCTTTTGCGTCCATTACTTAACACCCTCTAAAACTTTGATAAGCTCATCTTTTTTCATATCGCTATATCCTTTAATTTCGCGCTTTTTAGCAAGTTCTTTTAATTCTGCTACTTTCATATCAGATAAACTTTTTTGCTCGTCAGCGTTCGCCTCAGGCTCTTCTGTTTGTTCATCTTCAACAAGTTTGATAGCGATTAAATTACGGCGGTTGTTTGTTGTAGATAATTCAGTGAATCGTTCTTCTGACACTTCTAATCCATCACGTGGGTAAACGTCTCCCACTTGATATTCATATCTGTTGTCTTGTGCATCTTCAAAACGTTCAATTACTTTATACATACGTCACTACCTCCTATTACATTTCTAAAGATGCTTGTGGCGCTTTGAAAGTTATCTTAACCACACCTGTTTCATCTTTTAAGTTAACGCCGTAGTGATAATTAGTAGATAAAACGTGTGTACGTTTAAGAATGTCAAAGTCTGTGTATGCTTCTGGTTTCTTTTTATTAACAATTTCCATTGCACCACGACGTTGTAAGAAAGCTGTGTTTTCTGAAATACGCTTAGACTTAACAATGTCTGATACGCCTACGATTTCAGCTAAATCTCCTTTTGAAATTGCACGATCTTGTACATTTCCGCCAACTTTAAATAACGATTTAACCAACTTGTTATAATCTTTAGGGTTAACATGTAACACATAATTTTCTTCGTTCTCAGAATTGAATACTTCAATCGCATCTAAAATACCTGTAGCATCAGCAGGAACTGTGGCAGTTTGTTTTGATTTATTTAATTCTGTAATATAGTCAATTTCAACTTTATCAGCTAATGACATTGCTAATTGTCGAGCAGCTTCTTGTAAAGTACCGTTAATATTTGTGATAACAGCAGTTTGAGTTACCTCAACAGCCTTACCAGTTTCTTTAACAGTAACTTTAGTAGTAGTCATGCTCATTTGCGTTGTATCCATTGCAACGCCTTCTTGTAAGTCTTCCGCAGCGCCAATGTACGCATATTTAGGTCGTGTGATTGTGTCACCTGGTTGTCCCACCAATGTGTCATCAGTAACGGCATAAGGAGTAAAGCGGATTGCATTTTCCATTTGTCCACTTACTACATTTGCCAAGACCTCTGGATTAATTAAATTTTCTTTTTTAGTTTGTGTCATTTAGGACTCCCCTTTTTAATTTGATAGTTCACGGTACAAGTCAGGGTCGCTATTCAATAACTCGACTTGTTCTGTGTAAGTCATCTTTTTGAAATCTTCTTTTGTTGGTTTGCCTGTAGGGTTATCCCCTTGTTGTGGGCTATTACCTGTAGGCTTAGACGGCGCAAATAAATAAGGTTTAGACTCTTTGAGTGTTTTAATCTCTTTGTCTAAACCTTTCACAGTGCCGTCATCTCGCAATTCCAGTTCACCTTTATTGATGAATGCTAGAATGTCGTTAGCATCGTTCGCTTCTTTAGCAACTGCTAACTTAACTGCGTTATTAAGTTTTAATTCCTTCATATCAGCTTGATATTGGGCATTTTCTTGTTCGTATTTTTCTAACTTATCCTTAAGTTCTTTGTTATCCCCATCTTTAGCTTTTTGAAGGTTTGTGATTTGTTTGTCACGATTATTCAGTTCTTTATTCGCTTTATCAAGTTGTTGCTGTAAAGATTCCGCCTTTTCAGCCTTATCTTTAAACTCTCTCAACGTG